ATCCGGAGCAAACTTATCCAAAGCAAACTTATACAAAGCAAACTTATCCAGAGCAAACTTATCCGATGCTGACTTATCTGGAGCAGACTTGTTTGGAGCAAACTTACGTGAAGCAAACTTACGCGAAGCAAACTTATCCGAAGCAGACTTTTTTGGAGCAAACTTATCCGGAGCAGACTTACGCGGAGCAGACTTACGCGAAGCAAACTTATCCGGTGCTGACTTATCCGGAGCAAAAATTGGTGAGGATCAAATGATGTGGTACTACTAATTTTTACAAGAGAAGAAAAGGATGAAAAATGGAAAGAGAAAAAGAAATTAGATACATAAATTTACCTCATCAAGTTGTTCTTCATAGATGTAGGACTATTATTGAAATTGGGGGTAGCTAGATGTGCGAGTGCCATTCCAATGATTAAAGCAGCTGTAAAGTATAATGCCTCCTCCACCAAAAGATACATTATATCCATATATATCATTTGATTTAAATAAACCGGCAAAAAGGCATTTAGTTAAGGTTACAAGAAGATGAAAGAACTTTTCATTCTTGACGGGCATTATCATGTTCATCGAGCATGGCGCGCTCCTATTCATATTACTCTAACTAGCCCAACGGGCGAGCCGACCAATGGGATATATATTTTTACTACATCTTTGCTTAAGTTAATTCGAGAGCAGGAACCTGATATGTTGGTTGTGGCAATGGAAGGGAGAGGGCCAACATTTCGAAGTGAGTTATATAATGATTACAAAGCTACTCGTTCTCGTCCATCAGATGATTTCATAGCTCAAAGAAATAAAATAGAAGAAATTCTTGAGGCTATGAATATTCCAGTTATTCGGGTTAATGGATATGAAGCGGATGACATAATTGGTACGTTAGCAAAAAAGGTTAGTGCTGATGGGCATGAAGTTTTCATCTGTTCTAATGATAAGGATATGCTACAGTTGGTAGATTCTAATGTTAACATATTTGATGTGAAAACTGGCGACACTACAGATTTGAGGGGTATGATTGAGAAAACCGGAGTGAGTCCGGATAAGTTTGTTGATTATTTAGCTTTACAAGGTGACTCTGCGGATAACATACTTGGAATACCCTATGTGGGATCTAAAACTGCTGCTCAGTGGATAAATGAGTATGGTTCTATCGAGAATCTTATTGAACATATTGATGAATTAAAGAAGAGTAGACGTAAAGATAGTTTATTGGAATTTAAGGATAGACTTCCTTTGAATAAAGTATTGGTAACTATTATGTGTGATGTACCTATCAGGATAGATTATGATAGTTTTGCTATGAAAGAATTTGATAGAGATAAGTTGAGGGAGATTTTTACTGAGTTAGGGTTTAGTCGATTGATTGATAATTTAGGATTGGGTGGGGAGTGAGATGGATAAGAAAATTTCAAAGAAAATAACAACTAGTTTGCTTAAAGCATTAAAAGTATCTACAGTTGAAAAAGATGTGAGAATAATAACTATGAAATGTTTACTTATTATAATGTTAAGTATTTTGTTTATACCTCAAATTTGCTTTGCAGGTTTACAAGCTATAAATCCTGATCCAAATGATGAAGCAAATGGTGTGAGTATTGGATGCATTCTAAGCTGGGGATACAAAACTGCTAATCTACCTGAGTTTGCAAATGTTTACATAGATGATATTCTTTATGCTGTTCTTACTGAAGATGATCAATATATGGATAGATATGATCCTCCTAAAGATTTTGATTATGATATTACATATAGATGGAGGATAGATTTATTAGATAATCATGGAAAACTATGGGAAGGAGATGTTTGGTCATTCACAACTCAAAGTTGTGTACCAGAATTAGCTACAATCATATTACTTGGTTTTGGAAGTTTAGTATTTGTTAAATTTAGATAAAAGATAGGAGCTATTCATGTTCAAGCACTGGCAAAAGACCTGTGTTTTTTTAACTAGAAGATGTAATCTTAGATGCAGAGGATGTAATGTCATCAACTTTCAATCTGCTTATGAGATGACTACTGATGAGTGGAAGAAAGCTTTTGATATTATGAGAAACTATGGAGTAGGTTTTATTGTGCTCTTTGGAGGAGAACCTACTTTAAGAGATGACCTTCCCGAGATAGTTAAATATCTTAACGAAATTGATATGCCCCATACTATTATAACCAATGGGACTATATTATTGAGGGATGAGGAATATTATTGGAAGTTGCTTAAAGCTAAACCTTATGGGATAAGTGTTTCAGTGAATACACTAAAGCCAACTACTAAGTTTCATGATGACTTGAAGAGTGATGTTGGTCATAAAGTTCTTCTCAAGTTGCTAAAAGATTATCCTGAGTGTGATAAGGTTGCTAACATGGCTGTGACACGAGAAAATATTGAGCTGCTTCCGGAAATAGTTAGTTACTTTTCTAATTTAGGTGTTTGGAGTATTTTATCTTTCTTTCATGTTAGTCCTCAGAGGGAGGCTATGTATTGGAAATACAGAGGACCAGTTGATAAGGATAATAGAAGTTTGGTATTTAGAGAAGAAGATGAAGGGATGATTTCGAGAATTGCTCAATGGTTTATAAATCACTATGATGAATTAAAACTTCATAACAGAAAAGAATACTTTGAAGTATGGCGGAAGTACGGAGTAAAACAAAATTGGCACTGTAGGGATTGGACTTGTCCAGCAATAAATCCGGATGGATCGTTGATGGCATGTATTGATCGAGAGTTGACAAAATCTTTTAATATTCTTGATCTTCCACAAAAGGAAAAAGAAGTATATGAGGATTTTAAGTATGTAATAAAGGGGTGCCACGGGTTTTGGGATCATATGTGGGAGACCGGCTCTTATGCAGCCGAAAATAAGGCAGAACTTGGGAAGAAAAGATTCTCCCATCAAAGTAATAAGGATGAATAGAAAACGGATGTAAGTAAGGATGTAGAAGATTGTAAGTAGGAATGTAGGTTAGATATTAGTGAATAAGAAAGTGAATAAAAGAATTGCCTGGAATAAAGGCATACTTCGTGCAAAAAGAGAAATTCGAACTTGTGCTGCATCAAGTTGTAATGTTACTTTTGAATGTAGAGCAAACAGCACAAAAAAATACTGTTGCAGAAAATGTTATTACAAGACATTTAGTTTAGAGGGAGCGAAAGAGGAGAGAAGCAGAAAGAAAAGAAATGCTTTGCGTGATCCCGTTTATAGGAAACAAGTAATTCAGGCTGCTCATAAAGGGAATGCATCACGATGGAGTAAGCCAGGAGCCAGCCAAAGACAGAGTGCAGCTCTTATAAAAGCTTATAAGTCAGGTGTTAGAGAACGGAAATCTGGGAAGGATGCTCCTAATTGGCAAGGAGGGATTTCTAATCTTCCTTATCCATTTGAATTTAATGAAAAGCTAACTGAGTCTATCAGAGAAAGAGATAATCATACTTGCCAATTTTGTGGTAAAACTCAAGAAGAGGAGTATAGAAAGCTTTCAGTGCATCATATTGATTATGATAAGGATAATCTTGATTGGAATAATCTTATTACTTTATGTACTAGTTGTAATATAAAAGCAAATTTCAATAGAGAATACTGGAAGGAATTTTTCCAGTTAAAACTAAAGGATACTTCTAATGGAAATTCTTATACCAACATATCAACGATGTGAAGTAATTGGCCTTTGCCTTCAGGCATTGGCCTTCCAAACATATCTTCCGGATAGAATTACTATCCTGGATAGTGGTGAGAGTCCTATTACATCAAACTATACAGTGCGTATGGTTTTTGATATCTTATCTGAGAAACATGTTGAAGTAGTCTACTTGAGAGAAAACAAAAAAGTTTCTATTGTTGCAGTTAGAAGAAGACTACTTGAAAAGGTAACTCAAGATTTTATGTTTGTTGATGATGATGCTATACTTGAGCCAGATTATGTTAATAAAATGGTAACTGGATTAAGATTATGTTTGAGTGAAGGAAATAGTCCAGTTAATTTTTCTGGTGGATCATTTCTTCTTCCAAATAATGAAATCAATAAACCAGATTTTTCTACTGAGTTATTTGAAGCTCCTCCTAATAATGTTTCTCAATACCAATATGCCTTTTTCAGATACAAGGAACCTCAGTTTATTGAAATTGATTATGGAGGAGTATCTGGAGTGTTGTTTAGGTTTGAAGCTAAAGATAGGTTGATAAAGTCTTTAGAGAATCTACCAAATGATGCTCCGTTGGAAGATTTTATTTTAACTAAAGCTGCTGGAAGAGGCATACTTAGAACGGATGCTATTGCTTGGCATTTGTTCAATCTAGAGCAAAAAAGGAATTGGTCCTATGCGCTTGAAAACATTTTGAGAAGAAATTTTGAGCAGCATCCAGAGAAGATTGTAAATTTCTTAAGAAAGGATGAGGAGGATCAAAATGGCTGAAATACAAGTAGGGATAGAAATGGCTGCTCAAGTGCATTATGAAGAAGCTGTAGAAAAGTATGGTCAAGATTTTGCTGATGCTGTTGTAGCACAAGAACTTCAACTTCATGCAGATAATCTTGATTGCTTTGATGAGTATTCAGAATATGATTGGATGCAAGATTTTCTTGCTTAACTTAAAAAATGATAAAAACAAAATCTTTATTTGATCCAGTTGAAGAGTCAGATGGAACTAGGATAATAGTATCTGGAGGATTTCCATCAGGCATTTCTTTTGATGAACATTATCCTGAGTTGGCTCCTACAAAGAAATTATTGTATGATTACAAGTATCATGAACTTCCTTGGGAAGAGTATGAGGTACGGTTTTTTCAATTGATGCGAGGTCATCGTGCTCAAAGGAAACTTGAAGAGTTATCAAGAAGATCAAAAAATGGTGAAGTGATAACTTTGCTTTGTTTTGAACATAGTGATGAGAAATGTCATAGGCGTTTGGTTAAGGGTTTGATAGAGGAAGAAAATGAAACAAGTACAGATATTAGCTAATTTTACTGTTGGTGATGATTTAGATGAGGAATTGCTTTTAGAATCAATGGAAGCAGCTATCAAAGATGTTTTGTTTGATGTAGATGTTCATTGGATGAATATAAACTGGAATGACTTGGTTCAATCTGTAGAAGTGAATTTACATAATGGATAACTATCTAAATAAAATAATCTGCGGTGATTGCATTTCAACTATGGATATGATGCAAGCTGAGTCTGTAGACTTAATTATAACATCTCCTCCTTACAATGTTGGAATACCATATGATAATTATAATGATTCTCGTCCATTTGATGAATATCATAATTGGTGTAAGCAATGGTTAACTTCTTGCTATAGAGTACTAAAAAACAATAGAAGAATAGCTATTAATGTATTATTAAACATAGGTAATAATAGGGTGGGAAGAGATAGTCCATGTATTAGGTTTGGTAATCTTCTCAGAGAAGTTGGATTTAATTTAAATAATGTTGTGATTTGGGAGGATAGGACTAAGAATAAGTTAAGCTCTTGGGGAAGTTGGAAATCTGCTTCATCTCCATATATCTATTGTCCTTATGAAGTGATTATTATGGCAAGTAAAGGGAATTGGAAGAGAGAAGATAAAGGAGTGTCAGATATTACTGGTGATGAATATAAAGATTGGGTGCATGGAATGTGGAAGTTTTCTCCACAACACAGTAAAAGTTTTCCTGTTCCGTTTCCAGAAGAACTTCCTAGAAGATGCATAAAGTTATTATCATATGTAAATGATATAGTGTTAGATCCATTTTGTGGTGCTGGTACAACATGTTTAGCTGCTAAGAAATTAAATCGAAGATATATTGGTATTGATATTTCTTCTCATTACTGTAGATTGGCGAGAAATCGATTGAAAATATTTTTTTAGAGGGATTGAAAATGAAGTTTGAGGATATGATGGATATTGATTTGAGCAACTGGAAAGATTTTAGTCATGTTCATACTAAAAGTGCTTGGTTTGATAAGAGTGATTATCATCTTTCTACTAAGGAATATGGAAGTAATAAGTTTCACGGAAGATTTCATCCTGAAATTCCTTATCAGATGATGTTACGTTACACGAAGAAAGGTGAAGTTGTTTGGGATCCCTTTGCCGGTTCTGGTACTACTATAGATGTAGCAAAGTTATTGGAAAGACGTTGTATTGCTAATGATATTGTATCCACTCGTCATGACATAATTCCAGCGGATAGTAGAATTTGGAAGCCAGATGAGAATGTTCAATTAGTTATAATGCATCCACCATATTGGAATATGATTAATTTTACTGATAAATCATCTGATTTGAGTAGTACTCTTACTGTTGAAAGTTTTGCTAATGAATTTAAGAAAGTTGTCAGTAATGCTACTGATGTTTTAGATAATGAAAGAATACTAGTGTTGGTTATCTCAGATAGATATTATAAGGGTGAAGAGATACCTTTAGATTTTGTTTGCTATAATGAAATAGTTAAGTTTGGATATAAGTTAAAAGGGAGAATCGTAAAGAATTTTGGTGAAACAAAGGGTGGGGATTCAACAGGACCTCAGAATAAGAATTTGTGGAGATACAGAGCACTAAAAGGAGGTTTTTGGGAATTAGGTCTTGATTGGATATTAGTTTTTCAGAAAGGAAAAAAATAATGAGTGAAAGAGTATTATTGTTTTCGGGCGGGATTGATTCATATATCGCGTGGCACTATTTGAATAGACCAAGGACAGTTTACTTTGATTTGAAAACTCCATACAGCGACTATGAAGTTCGAGTAATCAAGGAACTGATCCCTAACACAATTATAGACAATTCTCTTAATCTTGCTTCAAGACAAGATCAAAAATCAGATGCCTCATTTATTCCTATGAGAAATCTTTATCTTGCCATGTTAGCTTGTAAATATGGAGATGAAATTATCATTTGTGGATTAGAGGATGATCATGTGGATGATAAAACATCGGAAGCATTTGCAAGATTTTCAGACTTGTTATCTGATTTTAATGGTAGAAGAATAAAAGTAACAAGTCCTTTTTGGGAAATGTCCAAAGCTGATATTGTTAAATGGTATCTGAAAAAGTATCATGGAGATGCCTCTAAATTATTGGAAACAATAAGTTGCTATACTCCAAATTTGCAAGATGGAGTTGGCATAAAACGATATTGTGGAAAATGCCGTTGCTGTTTTAGAAAATGGAATGCTCTTTATGTTAATGGAATTGAATTACTTTTTCATAATGTTGGAATGATGAAGGAGTATTTTATTAGGGCTCGTCAAAATTATTACACACCTAAAAGAAATGCTTCTATAATTAAAACTATATCTAATTATGGAAAGAAATCTAAGTTTAAGCATCTCGGAAAAGTTTATATGATTGATATTGATGGTATCTTAACTAATGAAATAGAAGGTCATGATTATGAAAATAGAACTCCAAACCATAAGAATATTAGTAAAGTGTACTCACTTTGGGAGCAAGGAGCAATAATAATTTTGTGGACGAGCAGATACTCAGAGGATGAAAAGGTTACAAGAGAATGGATGAGGCGCTTAGGAGTGAAGTATGATCAGTTGATACTGGGGAAGCCTCAGTATGATGGAATAATTGATGATAAAGTTATTAATTTAGATAAAGTTTAGTTTTTGAAGTTACAAATGTTTAAGATAGGTATTCAAAAAACTGGTTGCGGTAAAGCTGCTATTACATGCGATGTCAAGGTTAATACTTTACCTGAAGTTGAAGCCAAAGCACTGGAATTTGCCTCCACTATTTTTCCAGGTAAAGATATTAGACTTGTTTATGAAGAAGATTCTGAGGAAAATGCTTTGATTTACTATATTTATGAAGGTGGAGTTTCTGAACATATTGGTAGAGTAGGAATTAAATCTTTGTGAAAGTTTTTAAGTAGAAAGAGGAGTGAAGTATGCGCATTTATCATGCTGGTGTTGCTAATTATGGTATGTCATATCCTGAACTCATGATGATGCTTGAGAGAAAAGAAGTTTATACTCTTGAGTCATTTTGGTATCGTGCTAGATTAGAAAAAGCATTCGAGAGATATCCTACATTTAAAATCTTTTTAGACTCTGGAGCATATAGTTGGGATCATCAGATGACTATGCAGGGTAAAACAGTTACGGAAGAGGATGAAATTGAGTATTTGAATAGTTATATAAGATTTATTAAAAAGTATGAGGATAGATTATATGTTTATGCTAATTTAGATTTTGTTGGCGATCCTGAAAAAACTATGATGATGCAGGAACGAATGGAAGCTGCTGGATTAAATCCATTGCCAGTTTTTCATTATCATGGAAAACAGGGAGATCCTAATATTGAAAAAGTTCATTTTAAGTATTTAGAAAGATTAGTTGAGAAGTATGATTACATAGCTCTTGGAGGAGGAGTTAGTGGAGGGCTATTTAGTTATAAGTATATGTCTAAGTTTGGAGATGCAGCATTTAAGATAATTGATTCTTGTGGAAGAGATGTTAAAATTCATGGGTTTGGTTTAACATCTGTTCCAGTTATGTTGAGATATAATTGGTTTTCTGTAGACAGTACGAATTGGATAAAGAGTGCAGCTTTTGGAATAGTATACATACCCGTTTTTGATCATAAAACTGGTGAGGCTATATATGATAAAATTCCAAAACGCCTTTGCGTTTCTGAGATAGGTAGAGTGAAAGATACTGTAGCTGGGCATTATTCTCATACATATGTGGGAGATAAAGAGACAATAGAAAAGATCCACAATTATTTCAATTCCATTGATATAGATATGAAGAAGATGGAAACAGAATCTCTTGAAAGAGTTAGAGCTAATTTTAAGTATTTTGATGCCTTTTTGAAGAACAGAAATGAGTTTTACCCGAAGGGTGTAATTGATAAACGAGTAGATAAAAAATTGTTTTAGGAGAAAAGAAAAATGAATGACTATGAAATAATTGAGTTTATTAGGGATTTGCCTGAAATACTTGAGTTGAAATCTAATGATACTTTTGTTGAAGTTATTGGTAAAATGTTAATGCGTAGATTTATCCTTGAGATGAATTCTAAGGAAATTCAAGATAAAGTGGTTATATTTTTAGATGATGTTTTTGATATAAAAAGTGTTTGTAATTCAGAGAATAATACTCCTGATGTGATAGACAAAAACCAATTGATTGTAGATCTCTTTCTAGAGAAGAAGGTTAGATTAGTTATTGGTCCAAGTTGTGAATGAAAGGGTGGGTATTTGGATCAGATAAACGAGCAGACAAGAAATTGTTTTAGGAGAAAGAAAATGAAATTGAATAGAGAAACATTACTTCAACAGCTGGAGAGGGCTTATCCTGCTATTGCACTGAATCCAATCGTGCCTCATTATTCATATTTTAAGATTAGTAAAGGACATGATGGATTGAAAGGTTCTGTCCAAGCTTTCAATGGATTAGTATTAGTAAATGCTCAAATAGTTGAAGATGTAGAATATGACTGTGCAATACCTGCTGAACCATTTATAAAGTTATTGCGAAGTCTTGAGGATGATGAAGTTGAGCTGATTTTTAAAGGTACTGAGGTTAAAGTTAAAACTGATGCAGTTAAGGGAACTTTTACAATACTAGATGAGATTCATAAAAAAACTATATCTTTATCAGGTGATCTTGTTAGTGATAAGGAAATTATTCAAGATCTAATTAATGGATTAAACATATGTAGATTATATGTATCTAAAGATCAAACATCCGGGCCTATGCGTGGAGTGAGGATAGATGGAGATAAACTTATAGCTACGGATAGATATAGAGTAGTAGTTTGGAAATTGGATAATGATATTCCAGTTAATTGTTCTATTCCACCTAAGTTTATTGATATTGTATTGAAGAATAAAGAGCAGATTAAGGAGCTTTTTCTTGCTAAAGGTGAATTTACAGTTATTTTGAATGATGGTACATGGATTAGTACATTACTCTTGAGTGGAGATTATCCAAATGTTCTACAGTATTTTCCTACTTCGGATAACTATAAAAGAATCAAGTTTACTGATGAAATATCTAGTGCCATAGAAAGACATGTTACTTTTCTTTCTCGAGTGGATTTGATTGATAAAGAAATATCTGTTCAAATTTTGAAGGATAAGTGTGTAACTAAGTCAAAAGATAATAGTTTAGGTTCTTTAGTTGATGAAGTTAACATTATATCTAAAGAGGATTTGAATATAGAATTTTTTGTAAATCCAGTATTTTTGAAAGATGTTGTAGATATTTGTTCCTGCTTTAAGTATTATGAAGAAAGTGGATTAATAATTCTTGAGTCAGATAAGTTGTCTGAGTCTGATAAGCTTCGATATTTGACACAGGTGCGAGAGAATGAATAAGGGATAAGAATGGGAAAACAAAAAGCTTTTTTCTTAAGCAATTGGGAAATTTTTCAAAAAGAACACCCTGAGAAATTTGAGAGAAAACCATCTTCAGGTGGAAAGAGATCTAGCAAGAAAATATATGATTGCAGTACTTGTGGACTCCATAGAAAATGTAGAAGTCCCAAAATGGAAAGGTTTGGGAATGGAAAGAAGAGAATTCTTATAATAGGACAAAATCCAGGAAGGGTAGAGGATAGAGAAGGAATACCTATGGTTGGCCCATCTGGAAGACTTGCAAATAGGATGTTTGGATATGTTGGGATAGATATGGATGAGGATTGTGAAAGAACAAATATTGTTCAATGCTATCCAGGACAGAATAGTAAAGGTGCAGATAAAGATCCTACAAAGGATCAAATTAAATGTTGTCGGGAACGAATATTGAGAGATATTGAAGAGGTTAAGCCTAAGTTAATCATATGTTTTGGTACACCTGCTATAAATGCTGTTTTGAAAGATCAATATACAATAGGTTTTACTGCTAATCAAATGCATGGAAAGGTTGTTCCATGTCATAAGCATAACTGCTGGGTAGGGTGTTCTTATCATCCTGCTTTCTTTAGATATAGAAAAAGGAAGAAGGATAAGTTTCCTGATGATGAGATTATTCTTGGATATGATTTGGCAAATATAATTTCATATCTTGATCAACCTCTTCCTCAACCTTTATCTACAGAGGGAAATAAGTGTATTACTAATGTTGAAGAAGTTATTAAAGCTATTGAAGATTTGTGTATTTCATATAAACCAACAGCTTATGATTATGAAACAACTAATCTTTATCCTTGGATAGAAGGTGCTGAGTTATTATCAATATCAGCATCTAATGATATAAATTCTGGAATATTTATTCCTTTGAAATTGAAATATGATAATGGGGATATGATTTTTAGTCTTCAACAGCAGGAATTGATTTTAGATGCTTGGAGAAAATTCTTAAGGAGTGATATTCCAAAGGTAGTTCAAAATATTAATATGGAAGAGATATGGAATAGGATGTATCTAAATCAATCTGCAAGTAATATTATTCATGATACTATGATTGCAGCTCATGTGATAAACAACAGTTCAAATACAACTAGTTTGGGTTTTCAGACTTTTATACTCACTGGACATAGTTATAAAGGGATGGTTGATGTTAAGAAGTTATTATCAGAACCACTGGAAAAAGTTTGCAATTATAACTGCTGGGATTCAAGATATACGTTGATGTCTTACTATGATCAAAAGAAAACTTTTAGTATAGAGAAACGATTAGGTGAATTTTATAAATTTTATCATGAAGGAGCAAAAGTTTTAGTGAGTTTGAGGGAGAGAGGGAATAGGATAGATATGGATATTCTTCAGGAGCTTGATGATAAATACTTAGCTGAGCGAGAACTTAGAATAGAAGAGATGAGGTCCCTTCGCGGAGTTAAACAATATGAAGAGGAGTCAGGCAATACATTTAACCCTGAATCTGCTACAAGGCAGCTTCAAAAGATTTTGTATGGGATATATGGAGTAGAGAAAACAAGAGAACTTACAACTCCATCAGGATTGGGATGTACAGATAAAAATGCTATTCAAATTATTCTTGGAAAGACTAAGAATGATGATGTTAGAAAATTGCTCGCAGGACTTACTAGATTTAGAAAAACTTGTAGTATTACTGAGCGGATTACTAACTATAAAAATGTTATGGATTCAAAGTCTTATGTTCATCCTTCTTATAATTTGAATATGGCTGATACATATAGATCTTCTTCTTGTGATCCAAATATTCAAAATGTATTCCAGCATGATAAGGAGCTTCGAATATTTAGGAAATGCATAGTTCCGACTAGAGGAAGAATTATATTGGAAGTTGACCATAGTGGTATGGAGGTTAAGGGTATAGCTATGGCTTCGGGAGATCCAGAGCTTATCAGGCAGATTAAAGAAGGTGTGAAATGGACGAAGGAACATCCTGAAGGTGGGCATAATCCTTATGATACTCATTATAGGTGGTCAACAAAGGTTTATTCGAAATCTGTAGATGATGTAACTAAAGATGAGAGATATATTATAAAGAATCAATTTGTGTTTCCTAGTTTTTACGGTTCTATAGCTAAAAGTGTTGCACGAAATTTTCCTAATATTCCTGCTGATCATGTGATTCAGGTTCAAAAAGAATTTTGGGAGGAGTATCACTATGTTAGGGAATGGCAGAATAGAGTACTACATGATTACTTAAAGAATGGATATGCTGAAGCATTAAATGGTTGGAGACGAATAGGACCATTATCTATTAATCAGCTGTTCAATAATTTGATTCAGGGAACATCTTTTCATCTTCTTCTCGGAGCTTTGATTATGATAGAGCTTGAATTTCCAAGAAGAAAGCTAAAAACGGTTGCTGATGCTGAGATTCATGATTCTATTAAATTTGATGCTGTGTTGAAAGAATTGAGTGAAGTAATTGATGTAGCTTCGGAAATATTATGTTCAAAACAATACAATTGGCAGAAAGGTATTCCTTTGGGAGTTGAATGGGAAATAGGGTACAATTGGCATGACATGCATTCAATTATAATAAATAATCAAGAGAAGTTTGTAGTGGTAGACAAAGAAAGAATTAAATTGGAAGATCTTGTACTTACCATATAGAATTTTCTGATGTAGAGGTATATTTATTGTATAATTATATTGTGGGAATATATGAAGTATTTTGAACTTGCTAAAAGAATAATACAAAAATGGCCAGAGTGGAAGGTGAAGTAGATGAAACAAAAGAAGTGCCATGAAAATTATGATGATGGTTGCGTTCATCGTGAAATAATCCATACACCTTTTTCAAAAGATTGGTGTCGTTTGAAGAATGATTATTGTAATAATCAAAAGCCAACTTCAAGTGGTGACAAAAAATCGTGACGGGCTTTTGATAATAATTAGGAGTAAGTATGTCACTATATCAAGAAATCAGGCCGGAAAAGTTTGAAGGCATAGTAGGAAATTCTGCCACCATTGGAGCACTTAGAAGCATGCTGAGAAAACCTGCTGATTCTCAATCTCATGCTATACTCTTAAAAGGGCAGTCAGGATGTGGTAAAACTACATTAGCTCGTATTTTAGCTAATGAATTTGGATCTAATAAGGATTCTATATTTGAACTGAATGCTGCTAATACTAATGGAATTGATACTATTAGAGAGATAGCTAAAAATTCACATCTAATAGGTCTTGGGGGTCATGCTAAGACTTATATCTTTGATGAATCTCATGAACTTACAGGAAAAGCTCAAGAAGCTCTTCTAAAAATAATTGAGGATAATCCATCTCATTGTTATTTTATCTTTTGTACAACAAGTCCAGAAAGCATTATTAAAACTATTCGGAATAGATGTACTGAATATGAAGTTGGCTTGCTACGAGGGAATGGAATAATAGAGGTTCTTAAAAGGGCTTGTGAGAAGAAGAGTTTAGATGTTTCTTCTGATATTATAGAAGCTATATCCTATACTTGTGATGGATCGCCAAGAGATGCTTTAGTTTCATTAGAGCAGGTTGCAGGAATAGAGAATATTGATGAAGCTCTTGAGCTGCTGGTAAGTGGAACAGAAAGAGATGCTTCTATTTTGGATTTACTTAAGCTGCTAATAATGGGTCCTGAGGCAAGAAGAAAGAAATGGAAGAAAATTATTACGACCTTTGATGCTATTGATGAAGATAGTGAACGAATTCGGCGGTCTATTTTAACATTCTTGTACAACAAACTTAAGAAGTATGATGATGTACAGGAAGCTTTGGATATAACTCATTTACTGAGAATTTTTTCAATTAGCACTTATTATGGGAAGAAGAGTCAACTGGGCTCTCTTGTTGCAAGGGCTTGCTTTGAAACTTGGAAAGATTAAGAAGTTATTGTTAGGATAACTGAATTACAAAAAGTAGAACTTGATATTAAGAAGGCTGAACTTAAATTAGTGCGTCTTGATGTAGAACACCAGAAAGTTCAAATAGAATCATTGAGGCTTGATGTAGAACACCAGAAAGTTCAAATAGAATCTTGGAGGTGAACTTCGTTTTCAAACGATAGGTGATGATGAGGAACATAAAAATCGTATTGCGTAAAAATAGTAATTTGATTTAAACAATAATGTAAACAAATTTAATTTGGAGGAAGTACAATGGATAAGAGTAGAGAGCAATCTATTGATGATGGTGCTAATATGAGTACCGGAGGCGTCAATTTCAATTATGTTGACACAGCTAAATTGGAGAGGTTGGGTATTGGTCGTTACAATACCAAGAAACCAAAAGGAAATAATTTTATTAGGATAGTGGCTCCCAGTGCTACAGGTGCTTTTGCTAAAGAAATATGGAAGCACGATAACATAGGTGCAAATAATGCTACTTTTTTGTGCTTGGATAAGATGTTTGGTAAAGCTTGTCCTATATGTAATCAGGCTCAGGAATTGAAGGCATCAGGTGCAGGTAATGATGTAGTAAAAGAGCTTGCTCCAAGTAGAAGATTTCTTCTTTTTGTGATTGACACTACATCAGCTGAAACTGAGGAAGAAGGTCCTAAGTGGTTTGACTGCCCACAATCAATTTATAAAGCGGTTTGTACTTTATCAAAGGATAGAAGAACCGGAGCAAAGATAGATCCTACTGATCCAGATGATGGAAGGGATATTGAATTTGTTAGAAATGATGGTAAGAGAACTTCATATGATGGATTTGTGCTTAAAGAAACTAAACCAATTCCTAATAGTTGGTATAGTGATTTGCCTTCTTTTGATGAAATTCTTTTGATCCCTGATCCTGTTGAAATGGAAGCAACTGTTTTAGGTAAAAAAACTTCTACTTCAAAGGATAGAGCAGAGGTAGATGAAAATAGAGATAGAAAGAGTAGGGATGACTCAAGAAGTAGGGATGACTCAAGAAGTAGGGATGACTCAAGAAGTAGGGATGACTCAAGAAGTAGAGGTAGGAGTGATTCAGATGATGCTCAAGCTCAATCAGTTAAAGATAAGCTAGATGAGATCAGGAATCGCAAAAGAAATAGTGTAGAGGAGAAATAAAAAATGTTAACTGATGCAGATAAAGATGCTTTAATTCACTTTCGAAGTAGATTGCCTATTGATCAATTTAAATTGGAAGTAGAAAATAGTCAGCAACCTGCTTTATATGATGACGTTGGAAGATGGGTATCTGGTGTTAGGGCTGCTTCTAAAGTTGCTAAAGAGCATATAGAATTTGTTAAAGCTGATCTATCTTCTAAAATTAGAAAGAATCCTGATGAGTATGGATTGACTGGGAAAATTACTAATGATTCTGTTGGAGCAATTGTTACAACCCATCATGATTATCAATATGCAGTTGAAGATTATATAGATAAGGATAGACTGGCGAATGAGGCGTCTGTTCTTTTATCCTCTGTTGAACAGAGAAGATCAGCTATTAGCAATCTGGTTCGATTGTTTGTACATGCTTATTACTTAAATGATAAACCAGTTAGTGATAGCAGTTGGAAAGATGATGAAGCGGCAATAATTGCTTTGAGGGATCAAAGAGGGCATAAAGAAGATATTGTTGTTGATGATCTAGAGGAAGAGCTGGAATGAAAGCAAAAGATTGGAAGTTTCATAAATATTTGTCTGATTCTGATGACATTGATGTTGGATGAAATTCAGCAGAAGGATATTTTTTGTTTACCTCCAATAAAGGGTCTGGATGAAGGAGAAATAGTAGTAGATGCTTTCCATTCTAGTTTTATATGAGGGATAACTTGGGCTATAACTAAATTGAATGATGGAAAAAATAATATGGCTAATAGAAAAACTAAAAGTGAAATAGAAGAAACATCAAAGACAGCTAGTAAGGTAGTAGGTCTTCCAGCTGTTGAAGAATGGTGTCAAACTGGAAGTACTGTTTTAGATTTAGCTCTAGCAAATATATTTCCAGGAGGTATACCTATTGGAAGAATCATTCAGTTTTATGGAGGAATGAGTACTTGCAAATCTGTGTTATCTTCATCTATTCTTGGATATGCTCAGCGTTCTGGAAAAGGTGCATACTATGGAGATATTGAACATACACTTGATCCTAGATTTGCTGGATTCTATGGATTAGATTTTAACAAATTATCCAATATAAATGATTTTGAAGAGGATACCTTTCCATCAACTATTGAGGAATTTTTTGATGTTTGGCTTTCTAATATCATCTACAAGGATGATAAGCATACAAAGCTAAATAAGAAACCAAAAGTGATTGTTACAGATACTATTACTGCTTTGCCAGCTAAGATTGAGTCTGATAAGAAAATGGATGAGCAGGGTTATGGAGCATATCGAGCTAAGCAATTATCATTAGGCTATAGAAAATATCTACAAGATATTTCTTATAGCAATACAACTTTGGTTATTATTGATCAAACAAGGGATAAGTTTGGTTCTGCTTTTGGTGGTGAATCTGTTCCAGGTGGAAGGGCTCCAGAGTATTATCCATCAGTGCGAGTCTATCTTAAACATGATGGTAAGGTAATTAATTCATCTAAAAAGGTAATTGGAATTTGGACTAAATTTAAGGTTTCTAAAAATAAAGTTGCACCTCCTTTTAGAGAAGGAAGATTTAAGATCCTTTTTGATTATGGACTCGACGACATTGCTACTAACCTCTTTTTTATTAGTCAAGAACAGAATGGAATAGATAAAGCTAAGAAAGCTAAAACTCCAATTAATCTTTTTGGGGATGAATATACTCTTAAAACTTGGATTAAGTATGTAGAAGAAGGAAACCTGGAGGACAACTTGAGAGAGGAAGTATGGAAATTATGGCAAAAGGTTTATGAAACTCAACCTCGAAAAGTAAGGAAGTGGTAATGGATAATAGGTTTTGATGATAACTTTCAGAGGCTTATAGATGAAAGAGAGAAATGAAATGAAAATTTTTGGTCTAGATATATCTCTTGATCACGGAGGAATTGTTGTTCTTAATGGAGATGGAAAAGTAATTAATTATTGTTTTCTTACAGCAACTAAAAAATATATAGATGTTGATCCAAAACATGGATTTCTTCTTAGTAAAAAAGGGGAGGATGAATCCAAAGAAACTTTTAGATTAAGAAGAATGAAAGAATATCTAGAAAAATTAGTGGATTTTGAACGTATAATGCCATCAGTTGAGGCAATGTTTTTTTCTATCGAGGGATATTCTTACTCATCCAAGACTACTTCAATCTGCCAGATTGCTGAGTTAACTGGATACTTAAAACATATAATATTTGAAGATGGAGGATGTATTCGAATTCATGATCCTTTATCTGTAAAACTTTTTGCAGTGGGTAAAGGAAGTTGTATGAAGAAGGATATTGTTAATGAAGCTTTATCTCAAGGATTTAACATTCCTGGTGGATTAGTAAAGAAAAAACAAGTTAAGAAGAAGGAAAGTGTGAAGGTTGAAGAATTTGATGGACCAGCAACAGATTTAGCTGATGCTTATTTTTTGGCTAATATGATATATATAGAATTGAAACTCAGAAGTGGAGAACTTATGTTACGACAACTGAAAGAAAATGAGAGAAGGATATTCCTGCGTGTTACAAAAAAATATCCTGTGAATATTTTAGATAGATCGTTTGTACAAAAATGAATCAGGCGTGGAGCAAAAGATATAGCTAATACGATGGGTATTTCTATAGGCAGATTAAGCCAGCTTACCAGATTGGAAAAGCTGTTATAAAGGCTATGGAGGAACTTAAATGAGGAGGAATAGTCGTGATATATGATATAACAGAGATATATTCAACAAGTGATGCTGATCTTGCATTGATGAGGCATGTTCTAAAAGGATTTAATCAAGTTCATAATTCTATAGGTTATTATAATGATTAAAAAGCTTTCTTTGAAAAATTACAAAACTCATAAAGATACTGAATTGGAATTTTCACCTGGGATAAACATCATTACAGGCGATACAGGTCAAGGAAAAACAAATATTTTACTAGCTCTAAAGTGGATAGTTGAAGATAGACCACGAGGTGAAGGATGTATAAGAAGAGGTCAGGATGGAAGCACTGCAGTTATGGAAGTTGTTGATAATAAAGATACTTGCAGTATAATTAGAAGGAGAAATAAATCTGAGAATATATATAAGATAGAAAAAGATGGATTGGATATAGATCCATTTGAAACAAACTTTCCTCCTAATGAAGTTTTGGATATACTTAATTTGTCTGATATTAATATTCAGAAGCAACGAGATCCATACTTCCTTGTTTATGCACCACCTGGAAAGGTCACTACTTATATTAGATCTATAACAAAATTGGATGAAATAGATAAAGTTACTAAGGTATTATCTAGTAAGATTCGCTCAGAAAAAAGTGAAATATCCTATCGTGAGGGAGAACTTGAATCTACTAATAAGAAGTTAGTTATTTTGAATGAAATAGATCTTGCATCACTTGAGGATAAAATAGTTAGAGCTAAAGATTGTGTATTAAGAATTGAACAGATAGGAAAAAAGGTAGAACGAATTCGCTCTATTATTTCAGAACTTAAGATTCTTGAGAGTCATAGAATAATTCTTCCAGATAATCTTGATCAAATATTTAGTAAAGCTGAAGAATGTTCTGAATTTATGATTGAAGTATCAAAGCAGGTTCTAAAATTTAAAGTTTTGTTGGATAGGATAAAAGAAATTAGGATACATAAAATAATTCTTCCAGAAAATCTTGATCAAATATTTGGTGAGACTAAAAGATATTCTGAATCTATAGTTGAAGCATCTGAACGAATATCAAGACTTAAGGTTTTGTTAGATAAGATAAATGAAATTAGGATACATAAAATAATTCTTCCAGAGAATTTTGAAATACTTTCATCTATAGAATCTACCCTATCAGCACATGGTAATATTTATAAAAAAATTGATTCAACACTTGGATTACTTGAAGAGGTTAATAATATTAAACTAAAGATTAGTGATACTGGACATCAACTGGAGCGATTGGAATCTGAAGAAAAACATCTTATGGGAGAACTTGATGTTTGTCCATCATGTGGAGTTGAACTTACAAATGAATCTAAAAAACATCTGCTTGGAGGGATAGAATGAGATTTGGAATTTTGGGAGACCTCCACTTTACAAATAGATCACCCGAGCGTCGGGTTGATGATTACTGGAAAACTTTATATAGAAAGATGTCTCAAGCCTTATATATATTTGATGAGAAAGAATGTGACTATATTCTTCAAGTTGGGGATTATTTTAATTCTCCTGCAGTATCGGATAAGGTGATATCGGAAATTATAAGATTACAACATAGTTCTGGAAGGGATGAGGAGAGAAAAATATTATGCGTGTTTGGCCAACATGATATTTCAGGGCACTCAAAATCTACTTTGTCAAATAGTCCATTGGCAGTTTTGCAGGCAGCAAGAGCTGTTGAAGTACTAAATGATACTCCTGTTATAGTTGGAAAGAATGATATATCCTTCCACCTTTATGGTGCTTCATTTGGTGAATCTGTTCCTATACCCTTTGAAGATTCTTACAACATTCTGGTAACTCATAGAATGGTAGGTAATAAACCTTTGTGGCCTGGACAAGAATTGATTGGTCCGAGACAGTTTATTAGAAAACACCCTGATTTTAATCTTATTTGTTGTGGGGATTATCATTATAGATTTATAGATACTTGGAATGGTAGAACAATTATAAATCCTGGAGCAATAGTTCGAAAGACAATAGGCAAGTTTGATTTGGAACATAAGCCTGCAGTTGTTATATTTGATACAGAAAAAAACAACTCAGAAGTTGTAGAACTTGATGTGGAGTCAGTTGAGAAGGTGTTTGATCTTACTAGAAATATAGTATCAAAGGATAGTAAAGTGTTAGCCAATCTTGTAAAGCAGCTAAAAGAAGGTGGAAGAAAGCTATCTGGTTGGAAGCATATTCTTGTAAAGGTTTTGAAGGAAAGAAAGTCAAGTCAAAAGGTAAAGGATGTTATTGATTCAACTTTAGAAGAGGTTAGAGGAAAAGAATATGGCTCATGAAATTAAAGGTTTACCTGGGATTTATAAAGAAAAAGAGACCGAGAGGTTATAACTAATGCACCTGATGGTGTTAAAGCAAATAGTAAGGAAATAACAAAATTGTGGGGAAAGAATTGTAGAAATTGAAGAAAAATTGAATTCATATGAAATTACATAAATTAAGGATAATGAAAATGGCTGATATAATTGATGATATAAAAAAGAAGCAAAAGCGAATTGAGGAACTTGTGAAAGAGCAAGCAAATCAGGAAGGACAAGAAAAACAATTGCTTAAGCAA